TAGAGACAGGTACATTTAGAGTTCCAATAATGAGCAGAGCAGATAGGGTTGATATAGATGTAAAGAATAAAACATTCCTGCCAACACTATTAGCAAGTGCAGAATACGAAGCTATGTTTCACATGAAGAGTAGGAGAATGTAATGGGTCATTTAAGAAAATGTACATTAAAAGATTTAGATTATGTATCTAAAAATATGAGAGATATGGACAAATTAGAAGCTGTTTATCAAACCGATCAAGATGCTGAAACTGCATTAAAGGTTTCATACTTAGCTAGTAAAGAAGCTATGGCGATCTGTGGAGATGAAGACAACCCTATTGGTGTTTGCGGTGTAACCAGTAATGGCTGTATCTATATGGTTTCTACTGATGAGTTATTTTCAAATAAAAAATACAGAATACAATTAATTAGAAAAGGCAGAATATGGGTTGATGAGTTAATGAAATCATATACAATTTTATATAATGTTGTATATGCAGAAAACGTAGTAGCTATGAAGTGGTTAGAAAGTTTAGGATTTAAGTTTATCGAGTATCATAAAGAATATGGTAAGCATAAAAAACCTTTCTATCAATTCATGAGGATAGCCTAATGTGTTTTGTAGCAGGAGCTTTAGGATTAACTGGCTTTGCAGGAAATCTGTTCAATGCTTCTTTAGCCTTAAGTGCTGTCACAGGTATTACAGGAGCAGCAGCTAAGAATCAACAGGCAAGACAAACAGCATCTTACGCATATCAAGCTGCTGAAGCTACTGCTAGGTCTGCTGATTTTGCCATGATGAGACAACAAGAAGCAACTAGCTCTAAACTTTCAGATGACAGGGCTGCTGCTGCACAAGAGAAGTTAGTAAAAGATATAGAAAGAATGAGAGCAGTTGGTAGCATTTCTGCAACAGAAGGAAGATCAGGCAGATTAGCTACACTTTTGACAATAGAAGCCGAGAGAAATTCTGCAAGAATGAAAGAAGTTTTGACACAAGAATTAGAATCTGCTGAAGAGCAATACTTTAGAGATGTAGAACAAATAGTCGCAAATAGAGATAGTCGTAGAAATCAAGCTACAGATATTGCCAATAGAGGATATATGCAAGCACAGCAAATGTATCAATCTCCTCTATCGGTTATTGCTAATGTAGCATCAACAGGATTAGGAGCTTACACAGCTATCGCTCCACACACAGTAGCTATAAATTCACTTGCTAAAACGCCAACAAGTTAACTATGAGTTTTCGATCAAGAGTACAAAGAACAGATCCATTTGTTAGTCAAAGTACTATTGGTGCTGTTAATTTAAATACTCCTCTATCTCAAGTTGCACAAGCTTTAGCAACTATAGAACCTAATCTGCAAAAAGTAATAGTTAACAAAATAAAAGAAATTAAAACAGATGAAACAGTAGAGGGATTTCAGAAAGGACAGCAAGCAGGAACTAATTATATGGCACAAGCAGAACTGCTGTATCCAAAAGAAACTGAATTAGATGAAACTACAGGACAGATAGCTAATAAACTGGCTGCTTTAACAAAGGCAGGTAATGAAGAAGAATCAAGAATGTTAAGAGCAAATAACCCTTGGTTTAAACACGCTTTTTATTCTGGTAAATCAAAATCGTTAGCAAAAGGTTTAAGTAAAGAGTGGATAGAAGATATTAAAAGAGTTCAAATGGTTGACCCTCAAGATAACAAACTCAA